CGAGGGTTGCTCTCGCGGGAGTACGGTCGACCGGACTTTGTGAAGCCGGAGACCCTGCTGCCCTTCGGCCTCGGGATGCCTTCGATGACGTAACTGGCTGAGCGCCTCATTCCTGCTCCACCGCCCGCAGCGAATCGAACGCGGTCACGGCTGCAGAGAGCGCCATGAACAGCAGCATCCGGTCGCGGCCTGCGTCCTCGTCGTCGCGCTCCTGAGCGTCCAGGGCGGTGAGTGCGGCCATGACGTAGGCCGAGAGGTCTGCGACCTCCTCGAGGGCCTCCACTATCCAGTCGCGCTCAGAGACGTTTAGCCAAGGCCCGTCGCCCATGCGCTTCTCGCGCATAAGCGTCAAGGCCGCAGCGGCGGCATCAGGATCTGCGACGTACTGAGCGAACGTCGCGGCCTGCTCGGTCCAGCTGCGCTCCAGGCTCACGTCGCGCGGCATCTCGTCGGGATCCATAAGGCGCCCGCAACGCCCGCAAAGGTTCTGCAGACGCGGATTCTGCACGTCGGTCTTTACATGCCGGCCTTCTGCCTTGCAGGCGTCGAAACCGACCAGCTCGGTGACTGTCATTACTCATCTCCCCTGTTGGACAACAAAGCCCAGCTCAACCTCAACCCGAGGCGGCCGGTCCTCCTGCTCTGAGATGAAGGCGGTGAAGGCACGGCGCCCTTGGCCGTGCGGAACGTGGAAGAGGACGACGGTGCAGCCGTCCTCGTAGCTCGGAAAGCCGCTCAGCTTGGCGTAGCGGTAGCCGAGGCTGTGAAGCAGCCGCAGCACGTCGAAGGTTGAGCGCATCTCACCAGCGCTGCCCCTTCCACATCAGCGTGCCGTTCTGCCAGGAGGCAAGGTCGATGCTGTAGTGACCGTCAGGCTCAAGCTCAATCGAGGCCCAGCCCGGCGCCCAGTCAAGGTTGCTGTGCGCCATGTAGTTCGGCCAGTCGGTGCTCTTCTGCGGCATACGGAACATGCCGCCGATCTCTGCGCCCTGCAGGACGCGGTGGCGGCCGTTTGCTCGCCAGCGGGTGACGTGCGCAATGCCTTGGCGGTGCGTATGGCCGGAGACCGTGGCGAAGGTTGCGCTCTTGAAGTTGGCGATAACCGACGCGGCCGAGCCAGCCTTGACCGAGAGGCCATGGCGCACAACCAGCTCGTCGGTGAGCTTGACCGTCGACTGAAGCCAGCGGTCTTCGCTGCCAATCATCTCCACGCCAAGCTCGTCAAAGCGCAGCAGGTTGCGAAGGCTCCACACCGGCACGTCTGAGCCGGCGTTGCACAGGTCAGCGGCGGCGGCAGCGTTCTTGAGCAGGTAGCGGCTCAGGTTGCTGTCGTGGTTGCCGGGCAGGAACTGCACGCGGCAGCCGTCCGGCACGGCGGCCAGAAGGCGTCCCAGTACCTCTCCGGCGCTCTGGATGCACTCGTTAGCCGACGCCTCTCCCCTTTCGGCCCCGTGGCGGGAGACCGAAGGCCAGTCCACCAGGTCGCCGTTGATGATTAGGCGATCGGGCTGGCAGTCGAGAAGCACCTGCTCGGTCGTGCTGAGCAGCTTCTCGTCGTGATACGGGCAGTGAAAGTCAGAGAGGACAATCACCAGCTCGCCGTCGCGCTCGTTGGCCTTGCGCCTGGCCGGAGGCTTGACCGTGACCGGCCTGCCACCGAAAGCGGGCAGCACCGTGTCAGAAAGCGTCGGGCGAACGCGACCATAAGAGACGCGCAAGCTGCGCATCGTCTTCTCCTCGCCGCCCTTGCCCTGAGCCTCCCAAACGCTCTGCCGGCGGGAGATGACCTCCCACAGCTTCGGGTCCAGGTTGGCTCGCTTGAGCAGCTCGGCGTCGGTCGGGACGTCGTCAGGGTTGACCGTGGCTTCAATGAACTCTGCAGAGGCGGTGTCCTTGCCTGTCTCAACGGTTCGGCGAGGTCCGGTGACCGGACTTTCAATAGCGCTTTCGGGCTTGTCGACCATCACTCCCAGCACCGAAGCGCGGGTCTTGATGGTTGAGGCGTTGATGCCCGTAGCTCGAGCGGCAGCAGCCCAGCCCCCATGCTCAGCGAGCAGTTGGCGAAGCTCCTGCGCGCTCAACGGCGCGCGGTTGCTCAAGGCTTGAGGTACGCGGCAGCGAAAGCGACGACGGTGGCAATAGCTGCGCCAACGTCGCCAGGAATCTCAACGCCAACCTGCGAGGCGATGTAGACCACAATCGTTGCGACTGCGCCACCGATACCTGCGGCGGCAACCTTCGGGACAGGCTTCATAGACCCCTCCTCAGTAGTGCTTCTTGATGAACGCCCTGAGCTGGTCGCCAGGGCAGGACGTCTGTGTGACCGCGCTGTGCGGCTTGACGGGTGCGTTGCGCTTGATGACCTTGCGGCGCAGGTGCCAGATAAGGCGGCGCAGCTGCAGCTTGGTCTGCCAGGTCAGCTTGTCGTCGGCGCGCATGACCACGCAGACGGCAATCGTGTTTGTGTTGTGGTTGGCCTGAGCGGCGGGAACCACTCGAGCGCCGCGACCGTAAAAGGCGCGCGGGCGAGGGCCGTTGAAGACGAGGTAGTTGTAAGCGATGTCAGACCACGCACGGCCGCCTTCAGAGACCGGGTCCATGTGGAAGTCCTGCAGGCCCTGCATGGCCTTGCGCTGAGCCTCAAAGCTCGACGCGCTCGGTGACTCGCTGTAGTGCAGGAACACTTCCCTGACGCTGCGCGGGTCCTGATAGGTGCGGTCCTTCGGCTTGCGGGCGCCCCACTGCCTGCGGCTTACGATCTTCACTTGCCCCTCCTTGCCATGCGGTAGCGCCAGTACCAGACGCGCGCGCTGCGCGTGTAGGGACCGCGCCAGGTGCAATGCCACGCCTCCGAGGGCGCGTCAGAGCTGAGCTTGCCGCCCTTGATGCCCCAGCCGAACAGGTGCCCGTACTTGCGCACAGCGGCCTGCTGAGCGGGTAGCGGCACGTCTACGGCCTTGCCCCACCCGTGGTTGCTCGTGCCGGGCCGAGCCGCGATCGGGCCCTTGCCGTTCATGTAGTTGCTCCAGAACTCCTGCTGCTTGGCGAGCGTGCGGTACGAGCTGGCCGGGCCGGTCGGGTATAGCCATGTGCCGGTCTTCTTGTAGACGTACCAGCGCATTGCCAGCCATGAACGGGCCGGAGCACCCTTGGCGAGCCTGCCGCCGGGGATGTCCGAAAGCGCAGACGCCGGGAGGCGCCCGTTGAGGTATGCCATAAGAGGTCTCCTGCGCTACCAGAGCGCGTTCCAGTTGGTGCCGTCGCCGGCATAGAGCTTGTTGGTGCTCGTGTCGTAGATGATGCGGCCCTTGCTGGCCGCTGAAGAGGCTCTGGTAGCCGTCTGGCTTATCCGCACCACGGAGCTTTCAAGGATTGCGATGCGCCGCTCCAGCTCGGTGATGTAGTCGATGAGGTCCTGCTGCGTGCGATAGGCGGGCATGACCTACTTCCTGAAGAGGCGGATGCTTGGCGAGGTCTCAACGACGGTCTGAATGGCCTCAGGCGACGAGGTCAGCGGTGCGTCGGTATTTGTCGCGGTGTTGGTGACGCCAGGCGTGGCCGGTGAGGTGATAGGCGCGTTGCCTATCTCGCACTCAACATTGTGGTCTGTCTCCACTCCGCTGTTGTCAATCGTGATGCCGATCTTGTTGACGCGGGCGGTGGCGTCTGCGGCCAGCGAGCCTCGGTTGACGGTAATGCGGATCGGGTCGCCGACGTTGTAGTCAGAGAGCGGCAAGGGAGCGATAGCCGGGTCGGGCGTGAAACTGATGGTCTGCGTCCACGCGGCCCGCACGTTTGCGTCTGCCGTGTTGAGGCAGTCCGTCGTGCTCTCAAGGTCTGAGCGCTGCTCAACGGTCTCCCAGCGGCCAAGCGCGCTCTCAGCGGTGGTGATGTTCGCGGTAACGGTGCTGGAGGCTTCGACCTCGTTGCCGACGACAATCACGCGAGTCTGCGGCGCGGTGATCTGCTGGGCGACCGACAGCACGTTGACCTGCGTTCCAGGGCCGTAGGCGAAGTAGGCGGCGGGCGTGGTGCCGGTGTAGAGCGGGCCGACGTCAAGCGTGGCGAGCGTTGAGCCCTGCGTCTGCGGATTGACTCTAAGGTCAGGGCCGCCAGTCAGGCGGCTTATCTCAAGGACGCGGTCAAGGATGACTTCGCGGCTCATCAGCATCTCGCCAATGACGACCGTGGTGGCGGTGACGCTGCCTGCCACCAGCCCGGTCGCGGTGCTGGCGTTGGCCTGCGTCAGAAGGGACGTAAAAGAGCCAAGCGCCGAGGAGCTGGCAATGATGTTGGCTGAGTTCTGGTTGTAATACTCAATGTTGGCGCCGCTGATGCGGTAGCGCAGCAAGGCAAGGCCGTCCTCAAAGGTTGCGGTGAGCTGCCCCTCGTTATCGGCGCTCTGCTCAATGCTCGTCAGGAACCCCGCGAACTCGAGGACGCCGTCGCGGTAGCAGTAGAGGCGAGGCGTGATGCTGACGACCTGCTGGATAAGCGCGATTGAGCGCTCGTCGTCAATGTCCATTTGCACAATGGCGCGGCTGATGTCTGAGCGCTGATACTCAAGTTGGACCTGCTTGGCTGAGCCGTCTAGGACGTCGATCGTCACCCCCGCTTGGTTAGCGAGGACAAAGTTCCAGGCCATTGCCTAGATGCGGTCGATGGCAGCGACGATGATGCCGGACAGCACGCCGGCCGATGCGGCGATGGCGCCGACGATGCCAAGCGTGCGGGTGCGGCGGCTCTCGCGGTCTTCCTCAACGGCGGCGATCTGCTTATCGGCGTCCTCGACGTTGTGAAGACGCTCTGAGAGAGCTGAGAGGTCGTCCTGCAGCTTGCCGAGCGCGTCCCTGACTGCCTTGTGGTCCTCGCGGTTCTGCTCGGCGAGCTTGTGCAGCTCGCGCTGGAGCAGCAGGACCTCGCTGCTGGTCACTCTTCCTCTACCGGCGCCTCTTCGGCGACGGGCTCCTGGTCGACGCGCTTCTCAACGCGGAAGGTGATCGGCTCGCCGTTATGCAGCGCCTCGACCTTTTCGTGCGCGGCCTGCATTTCTTTCGCTGCGGCGGTCGCGGCCTTCTTGGTCTTGTGCCAGCCGTACTCCTGCTCGGCCTGCTCGTGAATGACTATCCAGCTCATCAGCCAACCCTTGTCGGGATGAGGGACAGGTAACGGTCAATGAAAGTGCCTGTACCGCCTGGTGCGACACGGTTCTGGAGCTTCACGACGTGCGAAGCGGTCGTCACTTCGATGCGCTTTTGCGCGACCGGCGTTACGGAATACGAGGCGGCCGTTGAAGATGCCGCCTCAACCTCGTTGGTCGTGTTGTTTATCGCCGCTTGAATAGCAAAGTTTGCGGCCGTGCTGTTCCCGCCGTAAAAGGCATGGAACACGTCGTAGTAGCCCTTTAGCGGGACGGTGATTGAAGGCTGCCCGGTGACGTCGGTGAGGCTTGTTGATGTGGTCGTGCGCGTGTTGCGGTCTGCGGCCTCGAGCTTGGAGCCGCCAATGAACTCCCACGGATAAGTCGCGGAACCGCCGTTGAAGACGTTGCGGAAGCGCAAGTGCCAGATAAGGCCGTTCGTGCTATCGGCGCGGTAGTAAATCTCCTGACCGTCAGCGGCCGGAGAAGGCAGCGAGGTCTCGTAGGTCGGGACTCCCCCGGCCCACGGCCTGCGGTCGTTGATTATCGCGGTCGTGATGCTCGTAGCTCCCGCCGTGACCCTCACGACTGCCAGCAGCAGACACGAAGACGGAAGAGCGGGAGTGCCGTTCGCGCCTGGCGCATCGGTAGCGGCAGCCGAGGCGTTTGCGGTGCCGGTAATGACGCGCACGCGAGCGAGGTTTAGGCCGCCCGCGTCGTGCTGGTCATCCCTCACTTCTAGGACGACAAGGTCGTTCCGCGGGTTAGTTGCGTCTGAGGCCGCGATGTCCACGTTGACGTTCGCGGCGGTTTGCGGCACGAAGTATTCGCCCTGCCCAGTGACGCTGTCGCCTTGGACGATGGCGCCGAGCCCTACCGAGCTGGCAACGTCGACGGTCATGTTGGCGCCGGCCGCGCGCTGAATCACCTGATAGCTGCCGCCGCTCACGACGCCTTCGCGCATCCCGGCTGACCAGAAGCGCCGGTCGTCAATGGCTGAGTAGTTCCCTGCCTGCAGCGTGACAGGCGCCGAGCCAAGCGTCGGCGTGATAGTTGCGGTGGTAGGCATGTTCTCCTCTTAGGTGAAAGCTGACCTGTAAAGCAGGTCCACCCTGGCGTTTGCGTTGAAGTTGCTCGCCACCAGCTGCACCGTTGAGGTGCCGACGGGTAGAGCAAAGAAGGTTGAGTTGGCGACGTCCAGCAGGTTGAGGCGGCTAGTGGAGCCGTTGAGCTTCACCGTGCGGGACGCGCAGTCAATCTCCAAATAGTCATTGTCCGCTACCTCCCCGCTGAAGATGAGGCGCGTGTCGTCGGTGAGTACGACTTGCGGCGACGTGCAGAAGCCGTAAATGCGAATAACGGGCGGCGTCGGCACCGAACCGGAGTTGGTGTAGCTGACGTCGCCCCCTGAGCTCGGGTTGTAGCCGCGCGTGTAGGTGTAGGTGTAGGTCTTGCCGCCCGCAGCTGCCGAGAGAGAGGCTCCTGTGCCCGTGGTGAGGGTCTGCGAGTAGACGCGCGGGTCCGGGCATGTGAACGTGGCCTGGTATTTGATCCACGGCGCCCCGTCGGTGAGCGTTATCGGCTGAAGCTCAGAGAGCCGCACCCCCGCTTGGAGTTGCTGGCCGGCGCTGTCGCGCGTCCATTTGAGCGTGCGCTCGGTGGTAATGGAGTCAAACATTGCCGCAGCGAGGACGTCGTAGTTGTCGAAGGCCTGCTCAATGGTTGAGCCAAGCACTTCGCCTTCGATCGTTATGGAGCGGGTGTCGTTGTATTTGGTCCTGACGAATCCGCCCGAAGCCTGCGAGCGCTGCGTGACAAGGTTGCGAATCGGCGGCGTGCCCTGTAGGCCCTCTGCCCTGGTGACCACGGCATTGCTGCCAGAAGCCGTTGAGTGCAGCGTGACGTCGCCGGTAGCGGTTGAGAGCGTGATAGAGGAGATCATCGGGTAGCCAGCTGCCAGCCGAGCGCTCGAGCGAGAGCGACCGGGTCATCGGCGGTTGTCTGCGGGTAGACGTTGAGCGTGACGCCCGCGCCGCTCATGCGGGCGGTCTTTGTGGCTGACAGGACGTTGCCGCCGGCAATCATCTCCGGGCCTGTTTCCCCCACGAGCGTGAAGCCCGAGCGCGAGAGCATCCCGCCCGAGGCGCGCTTCTTGTTGGACTTCTTCTTTGGCTTCTTGACCGGCGGGAGGTTCTTTGGCGGGTTGATCGTGGCGCCTGCCTCCGGGTCGGGCGTGAAAGTAAGTCCGAAGGGCAGGTTGGCGTTGATGGCTGCTACCCAGGCGTAGTAGTTGCCGCTGAAGTTGTTGAGCAGGTTGTTGATCTCTGTTAGGCCGCCAGCCCACGCATCTACCTGCCCGTCAATGCCAGCCTGCGTGGCCTCAAGCTGCCGCTGGGCTGAGTCGATTGTGCGCTGATCGAGAACGTCGTAGTAGTCCCGATTGAGCGTGTCGAGCTGGTCTTGGAGAACCTGCACGCGCTGCGGGCCATAGCGCTCCTCCAGCGCAATCAGCTCCTGCTGCGTCTGATCGGCGGCTTCTAGGTTGCCTGCCTGCTGCTGAGCGGCATAGCGAGCTTCAAGGGCGGCGCGGCGAGCGGCGTAGCGAGCCTGGACAGCCGGGTTGTTTGCTTCAGCACGAGCTCGGGCAATCTCTTCTTCAAGCTTCTTTTTGTCCGTCATGTAGGACTTGTCTGCCGAACGCTCGCGCTCTGCGTCGCGGGCAGCCATCCCCATACGTGCCAGCGCCGTTGCGTTGTTGAACGTCGCCTGTGCCCCGGCCTCCAGAGCAGCGCGGTAACTGTCCTTAGCAGTTTCAATGATGCCGCGCAGCTGATCCTGAGCGTTCCTGATTGCCTCGCGCTTGTTGAGCTCGGTCTGAATACGACGTAGGTCAGACTCGGCGCGCTTGATTGCTCGCTGAGCGTTCTTGTCGCTGCGGCCCGAGAGAGAGTCGATGCGCTGTTGCAGCTTGGCCTGCGCCTCAAAGAGCGTCTGGTCGGTAGTGCGAGAGGTGGGCCGGAAGCCGCCACTGCCCACTCCACCAGATGCGCCGATCTTTGCAATCAGGTCGGCGAGTTTTCCTGCCGGCGTCTGACGCAACAGGCTCAGAACGCCCTGAATGGCGCTAGCGGCACTGTTGGCCGCGCCGCGCATCGTGTTGAAGGCAGCGCTGACGACGTTCTTGGCCGCATCAACTGACGTTGAGATGCCACGCATGGCTGTACCGATGATGCTCTTGGCGGCGCTGATAGCGCTTGCCATTGACCGTGCCATCGCGGCAACGAAGCTAAGTGTGGGCCCGATAGCTCTTAGCTGCAGCTGAATGCTCTTTGCCATCGCCTTGATGACGGGCACGATGATCGGCTTGAGCTCGGTCAGGACCTCAGCGGTGGCCTTGGCGGCCTGACTCGCTGCTCGAGCCATCTTCGGCAGCTCCTGGCGAGCAGTAGCGCCAATCTGCTGCAGGGCAGGCTTGATGGCCTTGTAGATGCCGTCGACCGAGCTACGAAACTCTCGGCTGCGCCTGTAAGCAATAAAGAACGCAGCACCGATGGCAGCCACGGCAGCCGCGATAGCTGCGGCACCAGCCAGGTACGGGTTCGAGAAGATTGCCATGAGCCCGCCGCTGATCCCGGCAAGCGCTGAGCCGAGCTTGACGCCAGCGATGACGGTGCCGAGCGTGGCAATAGCCGCTCCTACGTTGGCGAAGCCGTTGCGGGTCTGCGTCAGCGGCGCGTACATCGCCGTGATGACGTTGAGGATGCCCTGCAGCTTGTCGCGCAGCTGGCCGGCAGCACCGGAGCCCGTGCGGAAGTTGACGACAAACTGCGCCACGGCGGTAGCGACGGTGGCGAAGGCTTTCAGCAGCACGGTGCCAAGCTGCACGCGCAGGCCCATGACGGCGAGCATTGCGGTGCGCTGCGCGGTTGCGTACTCCTTGAACGTGGCGACGCCCCTATCCCCTATCTCAGCGCCAAGAAGGCCTGCCAGGCGCAGCTGCTCCTGTATCCCCTTTGAGCCCATGTCCAGAATCGGGAACAGGGCCTGATAGCCGCGACCGAACAGCTGAGCAGCGAGGGCGGTCTTGTTGGCGCCGTTTGCCATCTTGCTCAGGCCGTCTGCGGCCTGCAGGAAGACCTGCTGCGTGTCGCCTCTGCGGATGGCGTCCTGAGAGACGCCGAGCTTGTCGAAGGCCGAGGTGGCGCTTTCGGTGCCCTTCTGAGCGGCGACGATCTGCTTGGACAGAATCGTGAAGCTGGTAGTCAGCTTCTGCGTCTCAATGCCACGCACCTTGGTGATGGCGATGAAGCGCGAGGCCTCTTTGCTTGAAAGGCCCGTCGTGCGAGTGAGCTGGATGGTGCTCTTGGCAAGGTCGGTGGTGACGTCGACTGCCTTGCGGCCCTGGTCGTAGACCGTGTAGAGCGAGCCGATTGCCGCAGCAGCCCGCAGAGCGTTTTTGGCGATGCCGCCAAAGACGTTGCCCTTGCCGGCGCGCTTGGTTGCCTTATTGAACTTGTCGGTGTCACTGATCGCCTTACGGATGCCTGCCGCATACGAGCTGGCATCGGCGACGATGTCGACTTGGACCTTCTGGCTTCGAGCCACTAGCGCTCCTGTTGGTTCATCTGCTTGACGTCGTCAGCTATGCCGTGCAGCTCGCTGAGCATCAGGTCGTCCATCTCCCACGGCCTGATGCCGTACACGCGAGCCAGCGTCGGCGTCCATAGGTGCCGCGCCGTGAGAGCTACGAAGGGTCCGGCTCGGCCTTCTTCTTCTTGGCCGGCTTGTCGTCCTCTTCGTCGGCAAGAAACTCAATGTCGGACAGCGTCCAGTCCAGGACCATGTCTTCTGTGAGCTTCTTGCCGGTGCGCTGAGCGGCGACGACAACTAGAGCGGTGACCACTCCGGTGTCTCCCTGCTCGAGCGCCTCTTCGATCTGTCCGGGCAACAGGCCCGAAACATTTTTGATCGTCTTCATTTCGCGCAACGTGAACTCTTCGGGCACCTCAAAGGTGCCTGCTGGGCACTTGATCTTCATTTCCTGCTCCTTTCCCTATCGCCAGCCGGCCTTGCGCATCGTCTCGTCGACAATGTTTTCGACTTCTTGGCGTATTTCGTCCTGCATGGCTTCCACAGCGGGCCCCAAGAAGGCCCTGGGGCCGGTACTGCCACCGCCACGCCCGCCGTACTCGTAGATCGCCGGGTACGGAAAGGGCGCGCGCTTGCCTGTGCTGCGCATAGCCTTGGCGCGGATGCTCGTGCCGTCCATGCGCACCGACGGAGCGATCTTGCGAATCAGCTCGCCGGAATCGCGCAGGCCCTTGACACCGGCAATCGCCTTGGCCTGCGTTGCTACTTGCTTGCCGATCTTGCGCATTCCGACCTTGACTTCACTGTCAAGGCCGGAATCCAGCGCTTTGAGCTTCTTGCGAAAGTCTGCGTAGTTCTCAATAACTACGAGATTCGCGGAATCTGCCATTTAGGCAGTGGCGTCGGTGTTCACCACCGTGACGGTGATCGGCGCGTCGGTGCCGTTGTAGAGCGCCTTGTAGGCGAGCTCCACGTCGACAATCTCGGTGCCGCCGACGTTCGGCGTGTTGCCGTCAAAGCGCACGGCGGGCAGCGTGACGGTGATGCCGCGCTTGTAGGTGCCGCTGATGGCGGTGCCTTCCCACTTGAGCGTGAGAGCCGCCTGCGTGTTGTTGACGAAGCGGTTGTAGGCGGTGAGGTCCTTGAACTCGGCGGTGACCGAGCCGGTGATCTCCGTCATCGAAGCGGCGACCGGAGCGTTGATGGTCTGCGAGCCGAGGATGTAGCGCTCAGCGTCCAGGCCGAGGTCGACCTCAACGGAGGCTTCCTTGCACTCGTAGGACGAGCCGGCAACCGAGATGGTCGCGCCCGCGAACGAGAGGAGCTCCTGCGAGGACGGGTAGCTGGCCGACGTAATGGAGCCGGTCGTTTCGTCCTTGCCGATGAAGTTGAACTCGCCGGTCAGCAGCTCGTTGACTGAGTTGCTGAGCGTGAACGAGCTGATCTTGCAGCCGTTGTAGGTGAAGGCGCGCACGGTGCCGTCGTTGCCGGGCCGGCCGACCTCGAGGGTGAGGCCGAGCGCGTAGTTGTCGGCAAGCACGCACTCGTGCTGCTTGACCGAGCCCGACAGCGTCGACGTGGTGACCTGGCCGAGGGCGTGCTGGAAGAGCAGGCCGCTGTTCTCAGCGGTCATATCCATGCTGACGGAACCCTCGACGGCCTTCTGGCCGACGGCGTAGCGGTCGGAGCGCATGACGCGGTTGCCCGCGCGCAGGCCCTCAGATTCGATGCGCTCAATGCTGAGCGCGAGGGACTCGTCGGTGAACTCGTAGAAGCGGGTCGGCGTGACGGCGGTGCCCCAGGTGGACTCGACGCCGATGCCGAGCTGTGCGGCAAGGCCGGAACGGATAGCCATAGGTGTTACTCCTCGTCCTTAGCGGACTTTGTGGTTTTCTTGGATGTCTTGGCGAGCTTCCAGTCGCCACGCTCGAGGAGCTCTTCGGCGAGCTGGTCGGGCAGGTCGACTGTGCCGTCCCGGTCGCACTCGTAGCTCATGCCGGAGGGCAGCGGGATGGTGACGGCCTCGTGAGGGCCCAGGTAGGTGACGGTCTTCAAAGGTTTCTCCTTAGATGCGCTCAGTTGCTTGTATGCCGAGCGTCAGGACGGATTGACGGGCCTGGTCTGAGGCGTACTCTTCAAGGCTGAAAGGCTGCAGCAGCTCAGCGACGCGGACGGTGCCGCTCATTGTCACGTTGGTGCGCAGCTCGTCCTCAATCTCAGCCGCCATCGCAAAGCAGCGTTCTGTGCATTGCTGCTGTTGATTGCCTTCCCTTAGCGTTGAGACGTAGACGTCGAGGACGTAGGTCTCGTCTTTGCGCAGGGCACCGAGGGCGGCAAACTCCTGCGAGCCGCTGAGGTCGGTCAAGGCGATGAACTCGCGCGGTGCGCCGAGCGGCACGCCGTAGCTGATCGTGACTCCTGACAGGCCCGAGCGGGCCGTTAGAGCGGTCAGCAGCGCAGCCTTGAAGGCAGGCGCCGTCGAGTAGTACGTCAGCGGCATTAGGCCATGCCGACGCGCCGGTACGGACCCAGCATCCGAAGCGAAGCTGAGGGCAGCGCGTAGTTGATCGGCCTGTCGGGCTGGAGCTGGCGCGGCTCATTGACAAAGTCGCCGATCTCCAGTGCCGGGATGTCCTTCCTGATGGCTGAGGCCACAGCGAGGATGGCAGCCTGTTTGACGTCGCTGGGCACCGAAGCCATCCCCCAGGCGCCGGCGATTGAGACCTGCGAGTAGCCGAAGTATTTGGCGGTGTCTGAGTCGTGAAGGGTTGTCAGGTCGGCCGAGAAGCGCACGCGGTAGTAGGTGCCAAAGCGCGTCGGCATCGGCAGCAGCTGATAGTCGACGTTGGCGGTGAGGGTCTCGGGCTGCGCTTCTTCCGGGTGCAGCAGGATGGCGCTTGCGGTGCGGATCTCGTAGGGCGCCAAGCTGAGGATGCGCTCACCGACTGGCAGCGTGAAGATGCGCGTGGCCGAGGCGGTGGCGACGAACTCGCGCTCGCAGTAGCGGGCGATGGCGTCGCTGATAGGCGTAATCGTGCTCGTGATGAGCGTGTCGCGGCCGGTGTCGGCGGCAGGCAGCTCGAGGAACGCCCTCACGTCGGAGAGCGAGCACAGGTCCTGAGCGGCCATCTATCGCCTTGCGCCCAGCGTCGGGATGCGCTTGGCGGCCTTCTCGGCCTGCGTGCGGCCTTCCTGGCCGATCTTTGCCAGCTGCGCGTTGAGCTTTGCGACGAGCTCGTGGTCCTTGGCCTTGGCGGCACGGTCGCGCTCAGAGACAAGCGCGGCAATCTTGCTCAGCATGAGCTTCTCCCTAATCGAACTGCGGAAAGCAGCGGGCGGGAATCGAACCCGCCCTGGCCCCCCAGGGCTGCTGTGCGTCGCTTAGACCTAGAAGGTCGGAGCGACAAGGCCGCTTCCGCCGATGACGGAAAGCGACTCGCCTGCACGCCTCTCAGCCGTAAAGGCGGAGAAGTTGTAGAGGCGGAACCGAACGGTGAGCTCGGCGGAGAGGGTCTCGCGGAAGACTTCAGCCTTCGGAGCGCCCTCGTAGAGGAAGTTGTCGGCGAAACGGCCGACAATGATCCGGTCCTCGTTGGTGCCCGAGCCAAGGTTGGTCGGGATGTTGGCGTCGAGGAAAACGGGAAGCCCAAGCAGGGTTCCCGCAAAGGCCTCGGCGGCCACATCGCCGAACGTGGCGATGGCGTTCTGCGGAACCGAGCTGTTCGGAACCACGAGAGGACGGTTGCTCGAGTCAAGGGACGCGAGCAACATTCCCCAGCGACGAGGATGCATTACGATTGCATCCGGCGCAGCGAAGATCTTGGAGTTGATCTGCTGCACCGCGTCGGCGAGCTTGGGGAACAGGCCAGCAGCCGTCGGAGTCGTCGCCGTGTAGGTGACGCTGTTGACGGTGTCGGCGTTGAGGATGCCCTCGTGCGTACCGGACGAGCCGGTGCCGCTGATGACGCCCTCGTCAATGGCCTTCGCGTGAGCGGCGGCCAGGTCGGAGAAGATCACCTGGTCAAAGGCGATCGGGCTCTGCTCAACGAGCTGCACGGAGCAGTCGCTGATTCCGCCGTAGGTACGGACGGGAGCGGTGACCG